TAAAGTTATTTATCAAATTTATCAATAAAATTATAAATAATTTATAAAGAGGTAAAAACAGATGCAGCTTTTTCAAGAATATGTTGTTGGCAAAGTTTCCAGAAGTCCACATATGTTCTCAGTAACTAGTGGAGATATTACGTTTCTTAAACAATTTCCCGCTGAATACTGGGTTGATGCTTTATGGCAACGATACAATCCTGTTTTATTTCATGCTTTGAGGAAAAGAGAAAAACTAAGAAAAGAAGCTGGCTATGACGAATTTGTAAAAGCAAAATATCATGAAATTTTAGATAGTTTAAGATCGAATGATCTTGATATTAAGATAAAAAAGAAAAAAGCTTTACTTCAAGCTTTGAATTTAGCAGAAGAAAAATACACATACATAAATGTTAAAAACATGGATCTTAAGTGGCAATTAAAATCATTGATTTACGAAGAAGGAAGATCAGACCAAATATCGGTGATCAAAAATTTTAAAGGAAATAATTATATTGAAGAATTAGTAAAATCTCTAGAATTTCGTCCTATGTATGCCAAAGGATACGATTTGACTGGTGTTAAAGAACATCTTAATGTAGATGAAAACAAAAAATCAAAATATAGTAGTAGAGGATTTCAATTCCCAAGCAGAAATGTTATAAGAAAATCATTGAAAAAATGGATAGAATATCTTGGTGCAGATTTACTTAACCCTACAAAAATACCAGAAACTGACAAAAAAGATTTTACACATATTAAAGGAAATGAAATCAATGATTTGTATGAAAAATATTGGAGACATGTATATTTTAAATTTTTCATAGCATTAGGAAGATCAGAAAATTTGGAAGATTTTGGGAACCAAAACAGAGATACGTTAATCAATATTTCAAAAATTTTGGAAAATGAATCAATTGATGAATTAACAAGATCAAATCAAAGATTTCAAGGTGTTATTCAATTTGTAAAAACTAGAATACTTACAATTTTACAACCAGCAACAATGACTCAAGGTTTAAGAGAACTTAGTGGCTATTTAAAAAATAGAAGTCGTTGTACATATTTGGCTGAAGTTCTAAGTAAGACAGAACTTAGAATAGCAAGAAAAAACAAAACTTTTATTGATCCGCATGATAGAATGCCTGGATATGATCCAGATACTAACACAGATGAAAGACTTCATCCAAAAGTAAAAATGATAAAAGTGAAAGTCCAAGAACAAGATCCAAAAGATCCATCAAAATATATTGAAAGAAAAATAGAAATTCCTGATTTGCAAAGAGGAAGAATACTTTATCCAATTCATGACATAGAAGAAGAACAGGATAAGCCCGGTGCTGTTGGCAGTTTTCACAGATATGAAGATCTCCATAATCGTTTAGAACAAAAACAAAAAACAAAACCTTTCAAAATAGTGAATCAAGAAGATTTGCGTCTAAAACCAGAAATGAAAAAGAAACGCATAATTGGAGGAGGATTGGTTCCAAATCAAGATTCTCCTTATAGATCTAGTATTTTGGCAAAAGAAGACGAATTCGCTAATAAAATTGAAGACATAAGAAGAGTTTTTAGATTTCAAAATTACAGATTTACAAGAAATGAAGATAGTGTATTATATCCTATTATAGATACAACTGGAAGTTTTGCGCTTTCACAACTTGTTGTAGATTATCTGCGTAAAAAATTAACAAAAACGTGGAGAGAAGAAGTTCATGGTCATGAAGCAAAATTTGAATGGAAAAAATGGGCCAAATGCCTCAATGAAATTTCATATAAAAAATTACATGATCATTGTGTTGAAATACTTTCAGATAACTATGAAGAATTTGTTTCTAAAGATGCTTCTGAAAAAATAAGAAAAAGATTAGACTATCTGTTTCAAAGAATATCACAATTAAATTTCGGGTCAGGAACATTCAGGCAAAGGAGTCGTGGAATACATTATAATTGCGTACTAATAAACAATATAGTTGAACGGTTTTATTCTGGCGATACATATGATGCTACAGATATAGCTAGTTCTTCCAGAGAAGCAGGGAGAAGGCATGATGTGTCCAATAGGGCTTCTTACCAGATGGCCACAAAAGAAGCAGATACAACTCCAAATAATTGGTTGCAATTATTTAGACAGTTAGTAAATGCTTATATGCCTAAATTTCCTCATGAGAACGCTCGTGCATCAGCAGAACTTTGTACATCTTCTTTTATGAAAGGCATTACTTCTAGTGGTCAAGATCTTGAACCTGCTGTTAATGCAGAAATTATTCGTTTGGCAAGAGCAGAGGAAAAACCAAATTGTGAAATTGAAGAAACAAGAAACTTTTACAAAAAAGCATTAGAAATATGGGATAATATTGTAAGGAATGGTGTTGTTGTTATTTTACCACAAGAAATTGAAACTCTTGAAAAATTAACCAATCCAAATACTTCGCACTACAATACAAAAATTGAGAAACTTGTAAAACTTTTGAAAGAAAGAACAACTGCTCTTACTGAATTGTTTTCTGCAATAAATTCATATAATCCAATCGGTGATGTAAATCTGCCAACTGTTGAAGAAAAAATAGCAACAATCAAAAACATGGATTACAATGCTTTCATTGTTTCAGATGCAATAAAAAGATCAGCTGCTAATATTTTATCTAAAGATAGAAAAATGACTAAACTAACAGTTAGAATACCTGATTATGACATTAAAATACTTTTAAGTAGGATAGTATCAGATAGAAAATGATGGTTGTAATTTAGATGGTATACAATCAATGAAAAATCCTTTTTCATTTTCTTGTATGTTGTTTATTTGCCACCATCTTTTCTGCATGTCTTGTGGGTAAATTATTGTATCAAGTGAAAAATTTGTATAAGTTGTAAATAATTTCATTGTTAAATCTAGAGATTCAATAACAATTATTTCAACGGTGAAAGTATCTGAATATTCAATCTTTCTATTAGCATCTCCGTATAAATCATCAACTTTTTCTTTAACTCTTGCAATTAAACAATGAGCAATAGTTTTTTTAAATTTTGATTTTGTATCAGATTTTTGTTCAATTACTTTAGGAGGTTCAACAATAATTGCATCATCTTTTTCTATAATTTCATCTTTTTCTTTTATTTTAATATTTGTTTCTTCTTTTGTTTTTGACTTTATTTCTTCTGATTTTTTAGTTGTAAAATCTAAAACATTATTTAAATTTTGTTCATTTTTATCTATAATTGAACAATTTGCTAATAATTTCATGTTATAAGTCTTATAGTTTTTCCATAAGTCTTGTTGCAACATAATTTTATTTGGCTCTGAAAATTTATAAATAGAACCATCTTTTTTGTAAATAGTCATGACTACTATAATATATAACACAAACACTTAATTAGGAGAATCAAATGGCTTTAGTTGTTCCGAATGTTGGCGAAGTTAAACTTTTAAGTTACATGTTGAACATAATTGCACCGCCAAATACAGTTTTACATCTTTATTCAAACAATCTCACACCTTCTGCAACTTCAGTATATGCGGATTGTACTGAAGTTGCAGCAAGTGGTTATGCTGCTGTTACATTGACTTCTGCGACTTGGACTGTTGCAACAAGTGCTGGTGTTGCTACTGCTTCATATCCAGAAATAACATTTACTTTTAGCACAAGTGCTACTGTTTATGGTTATTATGTTACAGACACATCAACAAACCTTTTGTGGCTTGAAAGATTTACTGCTGCGCCTTTCCAATTGCCTTCAAGTGGTGGACAGATTTTGATTACATCAACAATTTCTCTTAATAGCTGTGCATAAGGAATTGCATGACAATATACAGACCTGACGGCAAACCATACAATCCGACCGGCTCACTGCAACAGTTTGATGATGGTTTGCCGGAAAGAGATCTGTTTAATAAATGGGACGAAGAATCCATTAGGCTTGGTGGTAGCCCATTATTTTATTATGAGCTTTTTATTGATATTAACAACATTGATCCACTTTATGTTGAGAGCAGAGCAAAAATATACAGCAAGAATCCTATTCAGTTATGGTGCGTTTACGAACCAATTCCATCTCAAAACATGCAAACAGCTTTTGGAATTGATAGTCCAGATGAAATGACATTTGAATTAAATTACAAAGCAGTTTTGAGAGATCTTGGTTACGCTCCTAAAATTGGAAGCAGATTAAAAACGCCTTTTCTTAATGAAGATTGGGTCATCATAGAAAGAAAGCTTGGAGAATTCAAGCTTTACAACGCATTAAGGCTGCAATTAATTTGTCAAAGATTCCAAGAAGACGATATTTCTGGGTCTTCTGTTGGTGAAAATAAAAATGCTGATTTTAAAATTATTTAATTAATTCTACATAAATTAACGAGGAGAAACTATGAAATCATTTTTTGAGATGTATCAAATTCTACAAGCCAAGAAGCTTTTTGAACAAGATGGTGCTGATGGTGGTGGTGCCGGTGTCAGCATGGGTGGCGGTGGAGGTGGTATGGACATGGGCAACGCTCCCGGTGGCGTTGATCTTGGTACAAACGGCCAAGCAGGTGGTCTAAAACCACAAAATCAAGTTCCTACTGATCAACAAGACAATATGGATCAAATGAATATGGGCGATGATGATTCACAATTATCAGAACCAGTTGGCACGGCATCTAAGAGTGAACAAAAAGAAAAAGTTGGAGAAATCAAAGGATTAATTGAAGACGTAATGGCAGCTGCCAAATCGGGTCAGCCGCTTGATGAAGAGAATACACAAAAGTTAAAACAAGCTTTAGATCAAATTTCCGAATTCCATGACGCAATGGAAGATGACGGAGAAGATGAAGAAGGAGAAGGAGAAGGAGAGGAAGGAACTGAAGGTGGTGAAGGTGGTGAAGAAAACCCAGAAGAAGGTTCTGAATCTGCTGGTGGAGACATGGGCGGTATGGACATGTCAGGTATGGGCGGTGGCGCTCCTCAAGGAGGTGGTGCTCCTCAAGGAGGTAGTGCGCCAGCACCACAAGGTGGACAGCCTGCTGGTGGCGGAAACACACAAATGCCTTCTATGAATTTCGGCATGTAATTAAACATATCATAAATATTAAATAAACTCTTCCTTAAACAAGAAGAGTTTATTTTTTAGGTTTCTTGCATCCAAATAATTTAAGTTTTCTCTTGATAGCAGTTTTTTCTGCCCCGTTTTTAAATTGAGATAAAAATTTATCAACAGCTTCTATTCCATGTTTTTCAAATATATTTTTTATTTGTTTGTACTTATCATCAAATTCTTTACCATTTGAGTCTTTCCAAATATTTTTTGCATATTTTTTCCGATTAGAAAAAATCAAAGCATTTCTGTCATTTCTTTCTGCTTCAAGTTCTTTCGTCATTTTTTCAATCGAATAATTCACTTTCCTTGGCAAGACTAACATTTGAGCATATGGTTTGCCTTTTTGAAACACATGTGTGTGTCCTTCTGGTGGAGCTTTAAACACAACAAAGAAAATACTTGACCACCATTCTGATTGAATATGACCGGGAACAACCCAAGGAATTGAATATGTTGGATCTGTATAAAAACTTGGATGCGGCTCAAGCCTAATTATATGATCTTTTGGACATTGTATGTCAAGTGACGATGTCATGCCATAATGATCTTCTGCAAATGCTCCAAAAGGTGGTATATCGTCATACTTAACTCCCATTAAATCTTCTTTTTCCCATTCGCCTTCAAATAAAATTTTGCCATTTTTCTTTGTCACATAAGTTGTTGTGTCGAAAGAATAAAGCAATTCAACACCATATGTGCTTCCTTCAACGAATGGTATGCAATGCAAAGGCTTTGCAACGCTTCCATTGGTGTGATCTGTTGCATCACCAGCCCATCCGGGAATATGAATAGCGCAACGGCGTGGTGGCACACACTTGCCGTAAGTTCTGTAATTAATCTGGATCTTGTTGGAAGATTTGCTGCTCATAATTTTAATATAGAAAAAATAACTCAATTTAAAACTATATAAAATTATGCTACCCATAGGACCAGATCCAAATTCATACAAAAATAATTCACAACCATGTCCAGATTTATCTCCTTTAGGGAGAACTAATAACGAAGATGGACCTCCGGGATTTATCTGTAATGAAAAACCAGATAATCAAAATGATGTAAACACAAAAGGTGTTGAGGACTGGCTTAACGACAACCTTGTTCAGAACTTAGGCAATGGCGCTGCTAATAATAGCGATCCCATGCAAGCTGGCAAGATTGTTAATGATATTGATAGTCAGCCCGATCAAAACACAGTCTATCGTTACAGCAAATCAATTAGAGGAACAGACGAAGGAGTTATGGATTTATTCCGTAACATTGTCATAATTGATGAAGATGGCAAAGCAAATAAGGTTCCAATAATTTGGGGAACACAGGAAAGAGCAGTTGCGGCAATACTACAACAAAATGTAAGAAAAGATGAAACGCTAGTTGTTGATAGAATTAAATTACCAATGCTTGCGATTAGTTCAACTGGATTTTCTTTTGATGCAAACAGATATACATATCACCAAGCTTTGAGATATCTGAATGCATATACAGGATCTTCTGTTGGACAACCAAATTTACCACAAAATAAATCTACTGTTTTTGGAGTTTCAAGAGGTATTCCGATTAATGTAGAATACACTCTTTATGCTTGGACTATGCAGTTAGAAGATATGAATCAAATTTTAGAACAGATAGTTACAAAATTTAGTCTTGTTGCATACATAAAAGTTAGAGGAGTTTTGCAAGATGTTATTGTCAAATTGGATTCAATTGCCAACAATCTTGAAACCGAACCGGGTGATCAAGCTTTAAGGGTGATAAAATTTCAATTTGGTTTGACAGCAGAGACATATGTTCCTATGCCTATCAAGCGTTATGATTCGTTGATCAAGGTATTTAAGGGAGACATAGTTGATGATGTTGAATTTGACTCGGTAACAAGTGTATTAGGTAGAATAAGAGAAACAGGCGGCGCTTAAAATGATTGAAATTAGGAATCTCAAAAAATTTCCAGTTCAGCTTATTATTAAGAGCAAAAAAAGAATAAGGCAATTCACTGTTCTTAACATACCTGGATTAGGAAAAGAAAAAAATATATTTTATCTTGAAGATGAAAGACATACTGAATATATAGATAGAGCAGAAAAAGATGGATTAATAATAACTAGAAGAATATCCAATATTTCAAACGAAGGAGAAAAGTAAATGGCTATCCTAAGAGGTTTTCCACCAAGCAACACAATCAGTCCTTCAGTTAGAATTTCTGAAGTTGATTTAACCCTTATTTCACCAACAACCACTTTTCATAGAATTGGTATTGTTGGTTTTGCAAGTAAAGGTCCAATTAACACACCAACAAGCGTTACCAGTCTTACCGACTTGGCTACAAAGTTTGGTAATCCTCACCCAGATCAAGGTGACCCTTACCTAATTTATGCAGCTCAACAAGCACTACGAGTTTCAAGCGATGTTGTTATCGTTCGTGTTGCTGACGTTGATCCAACAAGCGGAACACAGGCTACATCTGCTGAAATTGAAGTTCCAGCAGCTGGTGGCGTTGTAGATATTATTGGCGCAAATACTGGTAGTTTTGTGTTTGCTAATGATGGTTATTTCTCTTGGCGACTTAACGGCATTACTGCTAGCAAAGTATTGGTAGTTCCTGCTGCTACTTACACTCTTACAGAGCTTGTAACAGAACTTAACGATCAACTTACACCACAAATTGATGGTATTGAATTTTACGAAACAGGTACAAGCACCCTTGGTCTTCGTAGCATTTGGGCATACGGAACAGCTTCTTCAGTCGAATTAGTTTCCATTCAGGATTCAATTTACGGTGGTGCTGGAAGTATCGTTGGAATGGGCGCAGCAATGACTGTAGCAGAACTTCTTGGTACTGCTGATCGTTATCCAGACGATGTTTATACAGCCGCTGGTGATTGGAACTTCTCTGGTGTAAGTTCAACAATTCTTGCTACCGCACTACAGATTGTTGTGAACGGAACTGGAAATATTAACATTGACGATGTTGTTCAAGTTGTTGACCTTTCGGCTCTTGCTGGCGGAACTTACACAACAGGTCAAGTTGTTAGCGAAATCAATACACAAATCGGTAGTCTTCCGGGTGGATTCTTAGCAGTTGCTGTTGGAGACTCCATTCAGTTAGAAACACTAACTTATGGTAGAGATAGCCGATTCCTTGTAAAACCAGAAAGTACACTTGATGTTATTTTCGGTTTCTTAAATACTCAAAATGTAGGCGCTTCACCAACAGAAGTTTCTGGTGGTGGTGCAACTGATACAGCAGGTATTGTTACCGGCAGTGCAAACGCTGGTAACACAATCAAAACATTTACTGTTTATGCTGACAGCCCCGGCATTGAAGGAAACAGTACTTCTGTTATTTTTGCAAACAATTCAGATGATGGAACATTCACGCTAAAAGTGTTTAATAATGGCGCATCAGTAGAATCTTGGGGTAATTTGAGCAAAAATCAAGATTCATCTTTTTATGCTCCAACATATGTGAACTCTAATTCTTACTTCGTAAGAATTGTAGATAACACTGCTGTTAGCGCACCTCCAGCTAATACTCCTGCTACTGGTCTTGCGCTAGTAGGCGGTACTGATGGTATTCCTCTTGATCCTGATAGTCAGGATGATTTGGTGATTGGAAATCCAATTGCAGGAACTGGTCTTTACAATCTATCTGAACCAGAGCAGATTGATATTGACCTAATTTGCGCTCCGGGACGTTCAAGCACATCTGTAATTCAAGCGCTTATAAGCGTGGCTGAAAATTACAGAGAAGATTGCCTTGCAATTATCGATCCTCCTTTCGGTTTAACTGTTCGTGAAATCATCGAATGGCAGAATGGTGTGCATCCTCTAAACGGTGATCGTTTTGATACAGATTTCGCAGCTCTTTACTGGCCTTGGTTGCAAATCACCGATACTTATAACAATATTCCTGTTTGGGTTCCACCATCAGGTTCAGTTTTGGCAGCAATCTGCAACTCTGATAATCTATCAGCAGTATGGTTTGCTCCAGCTGGTTTGAATCGTGGTGTTGTTCCAAATGTTGCCAACGTCTATTCTCGCCCAACTCTTGCGGAGAGAGATCAGATGTATGGCAATCAGAACTGTATCAACCCAATCATTTCTTACCCAGATGTTTCTGGTTTCGTTATCTGGGGTCAGAAAACTCTTCAGAGAGCACCGACTGCGCTTGATAGAGTCAATGTTCGCAGAATGTTGTTCTATGTTGAGAAGGCTATCAAGAATGTTGCCAGAACCCTCTTGTTTGAACCAAATACAGAGGCTCTTCGTGCTACATTCATCTCCGCTTGCACATCTATCCTGAGCGATGTTCAACAGCGTCAGGGTTTGACCGACTTTGTTGTCAAGTGTGATGCTGAATTGAACACTCCCGATGTCATCGATAGGAACGAACTACGAGCCAGAATTGGCTTGGTTCCAACAAGAGCAGCTGAGTTTATCTTTATTGAATTTTCTTTGAACAGAACTGGAACAAACTTGGGTTGATTTTAATAAATAAATTATTGGAGGAAAAATGGCAGCTAGTAATACGATTGGTAATATGGGCATTGGCCCACTTGGTAATGCAACTTTCAAAAGAAAGTATAGATGGACCTTCCGTGTTGAAAACATCGGTGGAAACGCAGCACTTGGTGTTGGTGGTCAATATGTGAAGGTTGCTAACCGTCCTCAGTTGGAAGTTGAAGAAACTGAAATCAACTTCCTTAACGGTAAAACTTGGATTCCCGGCAAAGCCACTTTCCAACAGTTAGCCGTAACTTATTACGATATTGCATCAACAGATGCAGCTGTTAATAACCTTCTTCTTTGGGTTAACAGAGTTTACAACTTTACTGGTGGCAATAACGAATCTATTCAAGCCACCCAAAGAAATGTCGCAAAAAATGCCGCTGGAACTGGTTATGCTGGTAATGGTATTTTGACAATGCTTGATGGTTCAGGTTACGCAATTGAAGAATGGAGACTTGTCAATTGCTGGCC